AGCGTATCATGGTGACCCCGCCGGCATGGGCGGTGGGGTTGCCGCTCGCCGTGGAGGCCAAGATCATGGCCCGATACGGCAAATAAAAACGCCCGCTGGCAGGCGGGCGTGAACTACGGGAGAAGGTATGAATTTCGAGCAGTATATCATCGACCTCGCACCAGAGGGCGAGACAGCGTTATTTGTGCGCCAGAAGCCACGCCGTGACGCGAATGGCGAATTGCAGTACCACGCTGACGGCGCCTTGAAGGCGTCATGGCCGGCCATGCTGCCGGACCTGTCGCGGGTGCGTGAGGGCGCCTGGTACGGCAACACCGGGTCGTTCGTCATCGATCGGTTCGAGCAGGGGCGCCCGTCTGCGAGCGCGGCCAATGTCGATTATGTGCTGGTGATGGTGCTGGATGACGTGGGCGAGCCCAGCAAGGCGCCGCGCACCTCGCCTGTCCCGCCGACGTGGATCATGGAGACGTCGCCCGGATCGTATCAGTGGGGCTATGCCTTCGACCCCGAGGACCAACCGACCAAAGCGGCGTACAGCGCCGCTATCCGCGCGATCGCGGAAGCAGGCTACTCGGACCCTGGCGCGATTAATCCGGTTCGCAACTTCCGCTTGCCGGGCTCGGTCAACTTGAAGCCTGACAAGGGCGGCTTTCAAGCGCGTCTCGTTGAGTTTCACCCCGAGCGCGTCTACCGCCTGCCGGACCTTTGCGCCGCGCTGGGTGTCGACCCCGGCCCGGACGATAGCGCGGGCGTGCGGCCCGTGCGCCTGTCAGACGACGGGGCTGATGACGTGCTGGCGTGGCTCTCCGAGCAGGGTCTGGTGCTGTCGCGCCCGAACCCCGAGGGCTGGGCTGGGGTTGTATGCCCTAACAGCGCCGACCATAGCGATGGCAACCCCGAGGGCCGTTATCTGGGCCTGACGCGCGCGTATTGCTGTTATCACGGCCATTGTGGCGACTGGGACAGCGCGCGGTTTCTTGAATGGGTCGCAGAACAAGGCGGACCGAAGCATACGCCGGGCTTGCGGGACGAGCTGCTGACGCAGCGCATGTCCGAGGTCATGTCGCGCCTGACGCCGACCGAGGATTACCCCGACGCTGCGGCTGCGGTCGTGGCCGAGGTCGAGCGCCGCGAGGCCGGACGGTTAGAGAAGGCCGAGTGGTTTGAACGGTACGCTTACGTCGCGGACGGGGATTGCTACTTTGACCTGATCGAGCGCCGCGAATTGACGCGCCAGACGTTCAACGCGCTCTACCGGCATGTGACGTGCTGGTCGGTGCATGCCACGGGCGCGAAGAAGCGCCGGGTCGAGGCGTCTATCAGCTTTGATGAAAACCGTCAGGCCATGGGCGCGCGGGTGCTTGAGGGCCTGACCTATGCTGCGGGTGAGTCAATCATCTGCGCCCGTGACGGGCTTGCATTTGGCAACCGCTGGCGTGACGCGCGGCCCGAGGGCCGATCGGGTGACGTATCGCCTTGGTTGGCGCATGTCGAGCACTTGGTGCCTGACGCGCGCGAGCGCGAGCATCTGTTAAACGTGCTCGCGTTCAAGTTGCAAAACCCGAGGGTCAAGGTCAATCACGGCATTCTGTTTGCGGGCGTGCCGGGTTGCGGAAAGGATAGTCTTTTTGCCCCGTTTTTGTACGCGATCGGCGGCAAGGATTTGGGGAACGTGGCGCTGGTGCGTAATGAGGAAGTGACGTCGTCGTGGGGTTACGCGCTCGAGTCTGAGGTGCTGGTGGTCAACGAATTGCGTCAGGCCGAGGCGAAAGACCGTCGCGCGCTTGAGAATCAATTGAAGCCGCTACTCGCTGCGCCGCCTGAAGTGCTGCCCGTCAACCGAAAATATCTTGCGCCTTACATGAGCGCGAACCGCTTGCTGGTAGTCGCATTCTCGAATGAGCGCATCCCGATCGCGTTACCGTCTGACGATCGGCGCTGGTTTGTCATCTGGACGTCGGCGCCCCGTATGACCGAGGCCGACTCTTCGGCGCTCTGGGCATGGTATATGGCCGGCGGGCGCGAGACTGTGGCCGGGTGGCTGCGCGCCCGTGATGTCTCGGCGTTCGAACCTGGCGCGACGCCCATGGTCACCGAGGCCAAACGGATGATGACCGAAGCGGGCATGTCGCCGGTCGAATCGTACCTTCTGGAGCTTATCAGGGGCCGCATAGGCGAGTTTTCCTCGGGCGTGGTGTCTGCCCCTTGGCAAGAGCTTTGCGGGCGCCTGAGCGCTCTTGCGCCGTCTGGCGCGAGGGTGCCTGTATCGGCACTGTTTCACGCGCTGGCCGAGGGCGGATGGTTGGATTGCGGGATGTGCCACTCGCGCGAACATCCCACGAAACGTCATCTGTACTGTGCGCCCGATCTGGCCGAGCTTGGAAAGGCTGAGCTGCGAAGGCTGAGTGAGCGCCCGCCGGGTGGTGGCGCCTTGCGCGCCGTCAAATAAAAAAGGGCACCTTCGGGTGCCCTTGCTGTTTTTGAGGGTGCTAGAGCCGCAAGGCGACCGCGAGCACCGCGACTAGTAGACCGACGAGGATTGCTGCGGTCATCGACGTTTTTTGTCAAGGTGAGCGTTGATCAGATTGCCAATGAGAATTTCGGCATTTATTGGCAAATCGAGCGGAAAATCAGGCGACGCTGGAATCGGCGGAAGTGTTGCGGCATAGGCTTGGACCCGTTTCTGCGCGTCCCAGTCGGACCACCAATCAGGCCCGCCTCGGCCATCGTTTTCGACGCTCGAAACCCGCGTGCCGTCAATGTAAACCGTCGCGGAAAAGTAGAAGGTTTCCCGGTTGGCGCGGGTGTTGGTTTTGATGTTTTTCAGTTCGATTTTCACGGTTAGGCTTCCTGAAGGTGATTGCGCTCGGCGTCGGCGTAGCGCTTGAGAATTGTTCGCAGGGTTTGATAATCGTCGCCTGCCAGATGATGGGCAGCAAACCCGCCATCGGTTTGCCCTAGTTCATCTTGGATCACCGCCACGGCGGCATCGATTGCGTCATCAATGTAGTCGTTCATGATGACAATCCGAAAAAGAGTACAAGCCCGAGCGCGATGCCGGCGCCGATGAAAATAGCCCATTCGATGAGATTTGATGGCATGTCAGGCTCCCCTCGAGCGGCACCACGCGAGCGCTGCCGCTTGCGTAGGGTGAGGCCCGCCGAGCGGGGTTTGATGCGGGCCGCGCACGACAAACCACGCGCCGAGTAGACGGTTATAAACGATTCGAAGTTTCATGGTTTAGGCTCCCACGGTTTGCGCGCTCGCGTGCGCGCGGTCAATAACAGTTTCGAACTTCTCGAGCCCCACGCGGTCAACGAGCGCGTCGATATCCGCGAGCGCGCACTGGCGTGCTTGTGGGATCGTAAGATCCGCCGACGACACGGGCATGCCCTTGTAATGTGCACTGACGCGCAGCAAGCGGTAACCCGACACCGGATCGGATACGATCCATTCGCGGTTTTTTGCCGGAATACCTGCGGTTTGTTCGCGGTGAAGCGCGAAAATGTGCGCACGGGTTCCGCGCGTGTAGAGTAGACGATCGTATTTCACGTCGACGGTTTTGTCCGAATTCTTGACGCGCATACTGAAGGTAGGCTTTGTTGGCATGGTTTTACGCTCCCACGAAATGGCGCGCCATGGCGCCGTGAACGACAATCGCAACACTTGCGCGGCCGGCATTCAAACCAGCACCGTCGCATGCTTTGCAATCGATACACTGGCGACGGTTTCCGCCCTCGGGGCTCGCTGGACATGCAATCTCGCGCTTGGCCAGAGATTGATCGGCCGTGCGCACGGTGAACGTGCGCCAGCCGAGCGAGCGCGCGATGTCGCGATCGGTCGCATTATCGGCCGACGCCATCACGATATCGCGCAGCCCCTGCGCGTGCGCTTGGCGCCATTGATGCGAGTATCCGGTGTGGCCGGCCGCGAGCGCGATCAGCGCGCGCCACACGTGCGCTGGTATCGCGGCCGGATCGCCATATGATCCGATGCGCACCACGCGGTCGGCGATCAGCTGCGCGCCGTCGCGCGGGTCGACTAGCGGATACGATCCGCGAACCCATGCGCCGAACACGGCTGCGACCGATTGGCCGACATTGACATAACACGTCCGAACACGCTTCGAGCGCTTGCGGCCGCGCTTGTCGATGGTTTCAACTATGCGCGCGCGGTGCATGCAATCGCCGCAGATCGATGCGTCCTCACCCGTGCGGATCGCGTCGACGGGGTGCGCATCCGCGCGCAAAATATAGGTTTGTACCATGTTGCCAGTCTTACGATTGTCCGAATTAAGCACAGCGATTGCGACAATCGGCGCGCCGTCGATCATCGACGGGCCATCATAGAAAACAAATCCGGGCATGTCAGTCTCCAAGGGTTGAAAGCGCGCCCGTAGGCGCGCGGTTGATTACAGCGAGCGCGGTGAGCGGATCTCGAATCCGGCATTGCGCAGAATCTCGCGGCGCTCCCAAATGCTGCGGGTTGCAGCGGCAGAGCGCAGCACGCGAGCGCGGCGCAGCGCGTCGCCATATCGATCGGTCTGCCCGATCAAAATCCACGCGCGCAGCGATTGCTCTGCGTCGCGCTCGATCTGCGTCGCGTCGCGCAGGAGTATGGCGGCGGCAGTAGTGTAGAGAATCATCGTTTGCTCCTGGGTTGTTGGCGCGCTCACGCGAGCGCATGAACAGCATCCTGCCACAACATTTGTGGCAGTGCAAGCCCTTCATTCCATTTTTTGACTACCCCACACAAGATTTGTTGCGGGCTGCGACAAGTTGCGTTACGGGGTGATGTGGGGTGCGTGTGGGATAGGGGCGTGGGTGTGGGGGGCGGAGCTTTTTGCCAATGATGGGGTAGTGTGGGGCAGAAGATATTAGATAGAGATCAATTGTTTTTATAGGTGTATAAGTAAGTACTTACTAACATAGGTGATTTATAGGGAACTCTTTTGGGGGGGGGTCCCAGACTACCCCAACTACCCCACAACACCGGCGCCTGCAACCCCACGCCCGCAGCCGGGCAGTGTGGGGTACCCCACGCAAAACCGTCAGGCAATCAGGCATTGGGCTGCCCCACACTGCCCACGTTTCGCATGACCAGGTGCTACCAGGCGAACGCCCTTCGATCCGTGGGGCACTACCCCACGCCACCCCACGCACCCAGGGCAGCGTGACGTGATAACGTAACATCCGTGTAACGTGATAACGTATCACCATGTGACGTGATAACGTAACGCTGGCAGCTCGGAGCCGTGCGGGTGAGAGCCCCCGGTGGGGGCCGGCGACCGGGCCGGTCAAAAACGGAGGGGTCGCACAAATTTTTTTGCAAAATGCTATAATTACTTGTAACACTATTTGCAGCACACCATCTGGCCATGACCTTCCAATCCTTGCCGCTTACCGCGCGCAAACTAGAAGCGACCGAGGCGCGCTTGCAGCGCATCTACGAGGCTGCCAAGTTGGGTCTAAAAGGTGACTCGCTGGCGTTGAAGGCCGGTATGATGCCGACCGAGTATCGGCGTCTGTGCGAAATGGACCCCATTGCCGAAATGGCAGAACAAAAGGGGCGCGCTGACGCAGAAGGGGCGCTTGCGGCTGTGATGATGGACGCAGCTATGTCAGGCGACACCAAAGCGGCGTTAGAGATCCTTCGTCACAGACACGATTGGGTGGCTAAGCAACAAGTGCAGATCGACGTAGCGCAGCAGATCAGCGTAATATCGGCGCTTGAGAAAGCAGAGCAGCGCGTCATCGACGTGCAGGTAACAGAACGACTGGAGCCAACACTTGCAGCAGCCGATCTACAACGCCTCTGATGAAATGCTCTTGATGACGCGGCTCTGGCAGCCGCGCATCAAAGACGACCCGGAAGCGTTTGTAAACTTTGCGTTCCCGTGGGGGCAACACGGCACGCCACTGGCCAACTACAAAGGCCCGCGCAAGTGGCAGCGTCAGGTGCTGCGAAAGATTACGCAACACATCAAAGACAACAGTGGGCGGGTTGATTACAACGTCTTGCGGTCTGCGGTCGCGTCAGGCCGGGGGATCGGTAAGTCTGCGCTAGTGTCATGGCTTGTGCTGTGGATGCTCTCAACGCGCATAGGATCTACGACGATCGTGTCGGCTAACAGTGAGGCGCAGCTCCGGTCAATCACCTGGTCAGAGATCACCAAGTGGCTGGCGATGATGATCAACAGCCATTGGTTTGAGATCAGCGC